TCACTCTGATTTTCCTTTCTTTTTTGACCACTTCCCCAAACTCACGGAAGCGGTTTGGGTAACCCTGTTCGCCTTGTGTCCCTCGAGTAGGGTCACGGCGTCTTGCGCAAGGCCGGCCTGGTCAGCTTCGTCGCAGTACTTCTGAGCTTCCGACATTGTCGTGTGACCGAGCACCGCCATGATCATCTTGGCGGTTGCACCTGCCTCGGCGAGCATCTTGCCTGCGGCCTTTCGCAGGCCATGGGGCTTGGCATCGAGGGGCAAGCCGGCCTCGGTGATCGCCTCACGCATCCATTGGCTGAATCCGTCCACCGTGAACGGTTTTCCGAATGCCGTGGTGATGATGACGATGTGCTGCATGTCGTAAGCGTTGAGCGCTGCAATGGTGTCGCGATGCAGCGGGATCAGCAGCTCCGCGCCAGTCTTCTGTTGCTTCACCCGGATACGGCCATCCGCGCTGATATGAGTCCGCGCCATGCGCACGACGTCTGATCGACGCTGCCCGAGGTTCAGAAACAACTGAAAGGCCGTCCGCTGCTTGGTGCCGAGTGGCCACCGGGCCTTGAACTGTTCGATCTCGGGCGGCGTCCAGGCTCGAATTTTTCCAATCTTCGGGCGCTTGATGCCGATCGACGGATCACTCTTCAGCCAACCGATGTCGATGGCGTGCCTGATCAGGATCCGGAGCTTCTTCAGCGTGTCGAGCGCGGAGCCAGGTCGATCGGCGAAGGGCTGCAGGATCCCGACGACGATGCGCTCGCGATTAAGCCCGGCCACGCTTCGATGGCCATGATCCTCGCGGATCGTCTCTATCCGGTGTTCGTACTGCTGCTTGCTCGTCGCTCGCAACGAGAGGTATTCCGAGCTCTTCCTGTAGGAGGCGACCAGAGCCGCGATCGAGCCCGGTGCCGCGCGCGTCGCGCCGTTGGCCGGGGGCACTGGCTGGCCGGTCAAGGCTGCATTGTAAGCCTCGGTAAAGGCAACGCTGGTGGGGTCATCAGGCAACCGGATGCGCGGCCCCTTCCCCTTCCTGAAAGACAAGTAGGTCTTGCCCTTCACGTAATTGCGCTCGACGTACAGCGGCAGCCTACGCGCCATCGACGTCGCTCCATGTTGCGTCGTCGGCAGACCGCGGCGCGTCCGCGCGCTCCTCGATCGGCATATTGCGCTCGCCGAATAGAAGCGTGGCGCCGTGCCGGTCGAGCCGCACGCCAGCAATGCTTTCCTTGCTCACGCCGGCGGCGATCGCCGCCTTGATAAGGCGGGTAATGTCGGCTTGCGTGCAGGGCGTCGACCGGCGCGCCATTGGGCTAAACGATGGCGACCGAGGAGCGACGCACCATGGCGTCGCGGTCGAGTGGCACGTCCAGAAAATCGGCAATCCGGTCAACGGCCGCCCGGCATCGCTCCGCCCCGCCGGTAAGGTCGGCATGCTGAATGTCGAGGATCGTCGCGCCGGATTTTTCCAGGGCGGCCCGAGCAGCCGGGCGCCATGTCGTGAAATAGTTGGCGATGATGTCGCAGAACAGGCCGATGGGCGGCATGCCCAGATAGACCGCCAATGACCGGGCTCTCTCCTGCTCGTCCCGGTCGAGCCAGATCGCGCGATGCGGCCCGAACGGGATCGACGGCACCAGGTGCGGGTTCACGAGCTTGACAGCTTTTCCACCGCAACCGGCGATCCATGCGGGGTCGTAACCATCGCCCAGCGCCAGCATTTCCGGCGGTAGCTGTGCAAGAGCCTGGTCGATGTCCATACCGTAGGGAGCGAACATGCCCCTCATGAAGAGCTCGACCTTGTGTGCGGTCTGCGGCAGCTCGTACGTCGGCGGATGGGCGCCGCCAGCGATGGGAATGCCGCCGGCCTCTAGCATTGCCATCGTCGTTGCCATTCCACACCGCATGAAGCCCGAGACGATAACGACGGGTGCCCGTTCCATGGTCATACGCGCCACACTTTCTGCGCGACGATAGTAGACTCGCGCTCAATGAATTCGACACCGGGACCAAAAAGCGTGTCCTGGTCCCAGACCAGGCCGAACGTGTCGCCCTGGTTCGGCTGGTGGTAGAGCACGACGTCGCCCCGGCTCAGCGTCGAGCGATCGACGACGGCGCCCGGGCCCAAGGCGTCACTGATCTGGAAAGCCCGCTCCAGGCTGTCGCCGTTCGCCCGCAACATCGCGAGACAATCGGCCATGTTGCGCCACGTCACCTGCACCGGCCGGTGGCCCGTCATCGCCTCGACGGCGCCGATCCAGAACGTCGCGCAGTCGTTCTCTCCGACTTCGAACGGCTTGCGGCTCTTGCTCTGCACGTAGCGAATCAGCCGGGGCTGCCAGTCCGGCAGCCTGATCAGAGCGTTGCGGCGTGGGGCGATGACATTGGACATTCGACCCTCCAATAGTTGCGGCCTTGGCTTCCTTAGTGCCCTTCCCACCGCAGGGGTGCGCGTTGGGAGGAAGCCTTCCTGTCTCGGATGGGCCGCGCACCCTCTTGGAGCGGGCACCCCTGAAATCAAATTCCCTTGGTGGTCGAGAACACCACCGAATTGACCTTGCTGCCCGCCGCCGCCGCGATCTGCCGTTGCAGGGACGCGATGGCGGCTTCGATCTCGGCGCCGCTGCTGTAGACCAGGCGGCGCTGCATGGTGCCGCTGCTGATCTCCAGTTCGCGGACACCCTTTGCGCGGATCTCCTGCAGCCGCTCCAGCTGCGTCTGCAGCTCGTCGAGCGTTGCCATTGTCAGGCCTCGAGGAGATCGAGGCGGGTATCGATCGCGGCGACGTCGCCCGCGTCCGCGACGCCGAACACGCCGTTGAGCCGCACGCGGCCGGTACTCGACGGGTTGGCCGCCGTGGCGACGTTGACGCCGATCAGCTTGTTGGCGCCATCGGTGCCGGCGGCCGTCGTGCAAACCTTGTCGGTATCATCCCAATAGATCGGGAGACCGACAGAGGCCCACGCCTGGGCCGATACCTTGGCGATGTCGTGCACGCCGACGGTGTGGAACACCGCCTCGGCGCCGGACAGGACGTCGACGGCGGCAACGCCGAAGATCGAGCCGACCAGGGCGCCCTGGCCGGACGACCGGTTGTAGGGGGCGACCAGCTCCAGCGAATCGCCCGGCTGAACATAGTTCTTCATGTCATTGAACCTCTCTGTTGGGGGCAGGCGTCAGGCGCCCGGGTTGCGATAGGCGCCGCGGTGGTCGACGACGCCGCATCCGAAGTCGAGGACGACCCGGAACTCGGCGCCCAGCACTTCCCAGCCCTCGCGCATGGAGACCTGGGGACCCGGCGCGGCCGTGAGGTAGGCATATTCGAGCACCGGAGCGAGCGCGGGGTCCGCGAACAGATACCAGGGGTTCCCGGCGAGGCGCGGTTCCACGGCCAGCGTGAGCCGGCCACTGAAGAGGTTGGCATCCTCGGGCGTCGCCGCGTAGATCGAGGCCAGCACCGATTCCGCCTGCGTCTCCTTCGTGGACGAGACCAGCAGGAACTTCGGCGCCACGTTGATCGGCTCGCCTGCCAGGCCGACCTGGTCGCGCATGGCCTTGCGGCCCACGCCGAGATTGGTCGTGTCGATCACGGTGCCGGCTCCGGCAAGGTTGCCGTGCGACGAGTGAAACAGCGCATTGCCGTCGTCCATCGTCGGACCGACGCCGCTGTTGGCGACCAGGAGCGCCACCAGCTCCGACGCTTCGGTCTCCGCAGCCGCACGGCCCATGGCCGCTGCCCAGTCGTTGAAGGCGCCCAGATCGTCGTTAATCATGGCGTGCCGCGACAGGGAGAAGATGCGGGCGAAGGTCGCGAGGCTGTACGCCTCCTTGGCCTCGCTACGCGTGGTGTGGGTGATCTCCCCGCTCTCCGGGACCTTTTCCAGCTTGGGCATGGCGCCCAGCCGCAGCGAGGTCTTGGCGCGGAAATCGCTGATGGTGGTCGGACGGGCCAGCGCCTTGACCGGCGAGGCCGCCGCTTCATAGGCCGGCATCAGCAGCCGGTTGCCGGTCGAGGTCAGCAGGCCCGGAAAGTCGGACGTGGTGTGCATGCCACCGGCACGGGTGAAGATCTGGTCAGGCGTCATCATCGACACGCCGCGCTCGCCGCGCCGGGTCAGCAGCTCGCCCGCCATGTCGACCAGGCGGCGCTGCATGTAGGGCCGCGCCTGCTCGCTGGGCTTGCCGCCGCGCAGGCGGCAGACCAGGGCCTCGGCCATGCGCTCGACCACGACGGCCGGATCTTCGTTCGACGGGCCGCCGGTGATCGTGGCGGTGCGGATGGGGCCGCCGCCGCGCTGCTGCATCGCCTCGAACGCCGCGGCGCGCGCCTGCTCGACGGTGGCCTGGCGGTCGATCTGGTCGTTCGCGAACGTGTCGTCGAGCCCGGCGACGGTCGCGAGGCTCCGAATCTCGGCGTTGATCTGGACGCGATTGACGGGGGCGGCCGGCGGCGTCGCCGGCTGGTTCACTGCTACTTCGGGCATCAAAGTCTCCTTCTGGGAACGGACGGTCGCGCCGCTGTCGGCCGCGATCGGGACAAACGAGATTTCCAGCGGCGTCCAGCGCAGCACGGTGCGCGTGCGCTGGCCGGTCTGGGGATCGGTGCTGTCGGCCCACTTCTCGACCGAGTAGCCCACCGACACGTTGCGCAGGATCCCGTCGGCCACGTCCCGGAAGAACGGGTCGACGTCGGGACGCCGCGAAAAGACGATCGTGGCGCGCGCGCTTGCGCTGTCGACGGTCGCGCTACGCACCGCGCCGAGCACGCTGTTGAGATCGAATGCCTTGTGGGCATTCAGCACCGGCATGCCCTCGGCGCGCGACAGGTCGACCGCGTCGGGCTCCAGCGACAACACCTCGAGGAACTGCCCTTCCCAATCGCGGCGCACCACGCCGGCGCCGGTCGAGAAGATCACCTCGACGGTGCGCTGCTCGGCGTCGAGCGTGCGCGGCTGGGCATCCAGCGCGCGGATGAAGATGGGGCGATCGACGATCACGTCAGGCATTGGCTTTCACCTCTTCGGGCTTGGGCGCCGCGGCGGGCTTGGCCGGGGCAGCGAATTGCAGGCCCAGCGCCTTTTCACGCGCCCTGTCGGCGGCAATCTCGGCGTCGAGCTGCTCGATGTCGTAGCCGCGCGACGCGACCACCTCGCGCCGGCTCTTGAGGCCCGCCGCGATGGCCGTCGCATCCGCGTCTGCGTCCTTCTGCGGGTCGACCCAATCCCAGCCGGGCGGAATCCAGTTGACGCTGCAGTAGGCTTCGAAGGTCTCGGGCTTGCCGTCGTCGGCCAGCTCGCCGCGCAGGATCGCGAGCAGCACCAGGCGGCGCCAAACCGGCCGGCAGAACTGGAACACCAGCACGTTGTGCTGCAGCATTTCGATGCGGCGGCGGAATTCGACCAGGCCGGCGCGGATGGAGGAATAGTTCACGCTGCCGAGATCGCCGGTGAGCTGTTCATAGGTGACGCCGATGCCGGCCGCGATGCCGTGCAGTTGCAGCTTGATCCACTCCGAGACGTTGCCCGGCTCGACCGGGTCGCTGAACGAGATCTCGGCGCCCTGGGGCAGCACCTTCAACGTGCCGGGCTCCAGGCCCGATTCCAGAACGCCGCCGGTCTGCTTGCCGTCGAAGCCGGCGCCGCTTTCGTCGCCGCCGCGGATGAAGCCTGCCAGCATCGCGCCCAGCTTGATGCGGACGAGCTGGGCGTCTTCCAGCTGGTCGAGCTCGTGCAGCCGCAGCAGCACCGTCGACAGGGGCGACACGCCGCGCACCTGGCCGGGCCACGTCGGATCGAACAGGTGGACCATGTCGGCCGCCGGCACCCTCACCCGCTCGAAGGCGAGCGATGCCGGCAA